TAAATGAACTTAAAGCAGGAATTGTTAAAAAGTTTGGGCACGATCTTGGAGTTAAAGATGCTGCTGCTATGTTTGATAGAGAAGCTAAAGGATGGAGGACTCTTATTGCTAATAGCAATACTGACGGTGCTTCTGTTATAGATTTAGCTGCTAAAGAAGATGGATGGGCTAGTGTTAGTGCAATGGTTGAAGCTGTTAGATTATTAGATCACTTGGATGCAATAGAAAATAAAACTTCAACAGATCCAATATATGCTTCTAAATTTTTAACACATGTTGACGGTACTGGAAATGGACTTGCTCATAACGCTATGCAAGCAGGTGATTTTGAGACAGCTGCATTAACTAATATCAATCCTTTCTTTGATGCTCCTGAAGGTAGTGCAAGACAATCAGTAGAAGGTATAGAATGGGATAAAGGTCGTAAAGCAATTACTAAAAAGGATTGGGCTAAAGCATCACCACTAAATTCAGATGTTTATCATTTAACTGGTGCTGGTATGGAAGCTCAGATGGATGGTAACTCTAATGAGTCTTCTCCTTTTATTAGACAAGCATTCACAGCTTTAGGTCTTAATGATAAAAGAACTTTAAGACAATTTTCTAAATCACCATTAATGATTTTTCAGTATGGAGCTGGTAGAGCTTTGATTAAAAGAATTGTTAGAGATAATATACTAACAATGCTAGAAGATAATCCAGCAATGCTTGCAGCTTTTAATAGTGTTGCTAATGAGATGGGTAGCAATGCTTTAACACAAGCAGAAATAACAGAAGCAATAGCTGAAGGTGAATTAGAATTCCAAGAAGGTTTTAAGGATGCTGACTATATTATAGATCAAATGGGCAATATGATGGTCAACGCTGTTGAGACTAATTTCCCAATGCTTAAGGAATTAAGTAATATATTATCATCAATGGCTAACGCTGCAACGCTACATGGTGGACCAGATAGTCCTGGATTAGACTTAACTGCTATGACTATTGGCGGACATCATCTACATTTTGGTCATTCTAAATGGGAGGCTGATATACTTAGAAAAGCTTATGATAAAACTAGTGGGATTGATTTCACTCCTGCTCATAAGGTTTTATATCCACAAGCTACAACTCAATGGATGAAGAATGAACAAACTGGCAAGAGTTTTCCTTTGATTAATATATCAAAAGCTCAACAGCCAAATCCTTACTATGACCCTAGCTGGAGACCTACAAGAGGTGCTGAGATTTTTAATCCTAAGACCATACCTGTAGGTAGTTTAAAAGCTGCGACGCAAGCTGCAGTACTTATGACTCACTCTTTAGACGCTATTAACGTAGCCCGATCAATGCTTGGGTTTAATGAGAAGCAAAAGAAGAACTCACACAATACAAGTATAGCTCAGATATTTGATGGCTTCTTAGTTTCACCTAAACTTGCTCGTGATTTTGCTGCTCAGTTAAATAAAGACTTTATGGATATACACCTTGACAAAGGCGGAAAACATAGAACAACTTCTAATGATTATAATAATGTAAATGATTTAGATTTATATTCTTCTCAAGGTACTTATAACTTTTTAATGAACAATCCTAATAATAGTAATTTGTTATTGTTATATAGGGCTATGGCAAGAAAAGGTTTTAGATGGGATATGTATAGAGGCGGAGGTCTTATGGATAAGATCATGCAGTTTGAAGCTAGAAGAATAGCATACAGAGAAAAGTTTAATAAAGATCTTAAACGTAGACAAGCATCTGTGAAACAATTCTTTTGGGATTAAAAAAAAATACCTACACCGGTCATTACGACTAGTGTAGGTATTTTTATTTATTTTGAAGCTAAATATTTTTTCATAGCTTCATCAACTGCTTTGCGTTTCTTTGCAGCTGTGACTGTTGCTTTATTGAATGCATCTTTCTCAGCCATTCCTTGTTTAACCATGTCTTGAGTATCCATACTAATATTTAACTTTTGAATCTCATCTGCTACATATGTATGAACATCTGTTAAATTCTCTGGTACGTCAGGATCTGTACCACCTTTTAAGATAGCTACTGCTTGCAATAACTCTGCATCAGTAGTACCTGTATCCCTTAGGATGTTAGTATCTTCGGCTCTTGCCATTCTGTTTTCTCCTTTTCATTCACATTATCCATGTGGCTTATTAAACCTTGGACAGGGTGTGTATCATTATCTAATTCAAATGGACCATATTCTATAACCCATGTTGATTTCTCATGGTCAGTATCATCGACCACTGTAAACATTGCTTTGCATGTTGCCATTACTTATCTCCGTCTACTAAGTTGTATCCATATATTGCCATACTTTTAAGTAAACTTTGTAAAGCTGTTTCAGCAGCCATTGCTAGCTCATCTGAAACGTTATCATCTGAAGCTATGCTATGCGCAGCGTTGGTCATTTGCCATAACTGAACACCAATGTTGTGAGCAAAGCTATCTGTTTTATTCGTGCTTTCTTTAATTGTCATATCTTCTCCATAATTTTTAAGTCTTTCGTTATAATTATCTAACATTTTACTTTTGGTTTCATCAATCATAAAGGTATTCTCCTTATTTATTCCAGTCACTTTTCCAAAGCGGTCTGGGCTTATGATTTGTTTTCTTCTTTTCAGAACGTAATAACATATATAACTCTGTGGTCCTGTCAACTTGCACAAGACCCCAGGTTATTTTTTTCTTTGAACTTAAAGCCACGCGGCAATTATAGCTACTGCTACTATTGCTACAAACACCGCTAAGTTTTTATTCTCTGTTATTTTCATAAGCACTTTAGTCTTAATATTCATCTATCAACACCTCTATTTAGATAACTCACTTGTTATATCTTTATCAAGTAACTTCCAGATGATACCAGCAGCGATAATGCCCGCTAGTCCCGCGTTACCTAAAGTCCAAACTATATCAAGTATAGAACCAATTACATTCCCAGTTAGGAACGCTACTTTGTTTCCAAAGATAATTTGTAATACAATTGATAAGCTTATTAGTTTAATGCCTACATCTATCGCAGCATCTGCACCATTCTTTATTTTATCTAACATATTTTACTCCTATATATATTTAAATTACCAACCCCATTCTCCGACCATTCCAACGGTAGAGTAATCTGTTACTGTCTTTTCAAAGAAGTTACTCAATGAATCTCCAGACGTAAGATCTTCTACCCAAGGTAAAGGATTAGTTTTTACTTTAAAGTTTCCTTTAAAGCCTAGTTGAATTAATCTTCGATCAGCTAAATATTTTATATAATTTTTAACTTCACTCTTATCTAAGCCGCCAACATCGCCAGCTGCATAAGCAAGATCAATTACTTTTTCTTCTAACTTAACTACTTTCCTAGCCATCTCATATATCTCTGACTTGAATTCATCAGTTAGAATTCTACTATGCTCTCTACAGAACTCTCTAAACAACTTGCTCATTCCTTCAACATGGAGAGTTTCGTCTCTTATACTCCATTCTATAACAGTTCCCATACCTTTCATCTTACCACGTCGTTGGTAGTTTAATAGCATAGCAAATGCTGAGAACAGAGTAACGCCTTCATTAAATACAGATAATGCTAATGACTTAGCTAACCCGTGATGGGTATTAACATCTGCATCTCTCATGAAGTCGGCTTTGTTTACCATCTGTTTATATTCTAAGAAAGTACTATACTCTCTTTCATGTAAACCTAATGTGTCATTTAATAACGCGTAAGCTCTTTGATGTATACCTTCTCTTGCCGCTATTGATAACAGCATAGATCGTATTTCATTATTAGGGAACTTAGGTATATAAAAGTCACAATAGTTTTGAGCCACAATAACATCGGCTGAGGTAAACAACCTAAGTATAGATGTGATATGTTCTTTCTCCACATCAAGTAACTCTCCGTTTTTCCATTGAGTTACGTCTTCAGCTAGGTTTATTTCTTTTTCTGTCCAATGTATATCCTCATGTTGCTCGGCTAATTCTATAGCCCAAGGAAATTGGAACGGTTTAAACACTATATTTTCTTCCATTAATGTCATTATACTACCCCTCACATGCTAAACATTCATCTTCAGCTGCATCGCCAATAGCTATTCTGTCTACTTGTTGACCGACATTTTCCGCTACTTGAGTACTAGATGTACGTAGATAATATAATGTTTTTAGTTTCTTGTTGAATGCACTTATATGTACACTGTTTACGTATGATTTATCAGATCCAGCTGGGAAGAATAAGTTTACACTTTGTGATTGACATATATGTACCTGTCTATCGCTTGCATGTTGAACTACCCAGTGTTGATCTAACTCAAATGCTGTTTTGAATACATCTTTTTCCCAATCAGTTAAGTAATCTAGTTGTTGTACAGATCCTTGATGATGACCGATGTTACGCCACTCAGCTTCTAACCAATCTAAATCTTTACCTAGTCTTAATCTGTGCTCTTCCATTACCTCTTGCAGGTGTTTGTTTCTAATAAGATGTGATCCAACTCTTGTTTTATGAATAAAGCTATTTGATTTTATAGGTTCTATTGATGGTGAGGTTCCAATTATCATTCCGCTATTCGCATTTGGTGCTATAGCTAATAAGTGACTGTTCCTTCTACCTGTTCCTCTTCCATACATGTATTCACTTTTAGTTTTACATAAATCTTTAGTAGCTTTTAATGCTCTCTCTTTTATCTCTCTAAACATCATTTTATTTTGACCAACTGCTATAGCAGATTCCCATGGTATACTTTTTGATTGCAAGTATGAATGGAAACCCATAGCACCTAGTCCTAAAGATCTTTCAGTAAGAGCTGATGACGTAGCTTTAAATAAAGCTGGCTGTGGTGCGTTGTCTATAAAAGCAGTCAACACATTATCTAACATTTCTATTAGATCTTCTACTATTGTAGAATCTTTCCATTCATCAAACTTTTCCAGGTTTAAACTGCTCAAGCAGCATACAGCTGTTCGATCAGAGTTAGTTGGTAGTGTTATCTCAGCACAGAGATTACTACCTTTTATTTCTAATCCTTTTTTCTTAAGCGGTTCAGGCAATTTCCTATTGCTTTCGTCGATAAAGTGAATGTATGGTTCACCTGTTCTAAACCTTGTTTCAAGTATTCTTTCCCATAATTCTCTGGCACGTATCGTATCACGGATAGAACCATCGTGAGGGTCAATAAGATTCCAATCACTATCACTTGAAACACAATCCATAAAATCATCAGTAATATTGACAGCATTATTGATATTAAAACACTTGCGGTTTGAATCACCACCTGAGGGAATTCTGATATTAAGAAACTCGATGATGTCCGGATGACTGATGTCCAAATACGCTGCATAACTTCCCTTCCTTGTTTGTCCTTGTTTGTAAGCAGTCATTGCTGAGTCTGCTACTTTAATAAATGGTATTGGTGATGGAGCTTTATCACTAACAGCTCTAACATCTGACCAATGTCCACCAACTCCACCGCCTTTTACTGACAGCCAAGCTAACTCTGATTGATGGTCTATAAGACCCTCTAATGTATCAGGAACGTAATTTAAAAAGCAACTGATGGGTAAACCAAGGGCCTCTTCATCAGGAGCTGGTGCGTTACTTAGGATTGGGCTGCTAAACATAAACCAATTATTACTTACTCCGTTATATAATCTTTGAGCTAGTTTTTTGTTACCATTAGAATAAGCAATACAAGCTCTAGCATAAGCTTCTTGTGGTGATTTTTCTTTACCTCTAAGGTAGTGAGCTCTCAATAAATCAAAAGCTTGATCTGTCATTTGCTTATCTTTAGCTCTATCTATTTGTATTCCTAAATAATTACTCTTCATTTCTTCTCCTTATTGACGATGACCTCTATTGTTTGATCTCCATCATCATCTTTATAAACTTTATATTGTATTTTTTGTTTAGCATGTTCAGCTAGTGCATAACATACTCCTTCTTCAAATGACATTTGTTTTTCTTTACGCATCCACATATAAATAAATATGCATGTACCTATTGAAGCTAATATTATTTCATATAATTCCATTTTATTTCTCCTTAATGTATTTTATTATCATTTTCTAAATCTAAAGTTAGATATTCAAACCCTAGTTCTTTTAATTCCTCACATGTTTGTAACCAAGCCACACACTCCATTAATACTATTTCACTATCAGTATTATCTATTACTGTTTTGATCTTACTTTTAACATCATTAACGTGTATTTGGCTGCTCATATTCCTCTCCATCTATTTCTAATATAACATAATCTTCTTTATCTTCGTCATATCCTCCAAAATGAGATGAAAAACCAGTTACTATTTCGTTGTTATCATCTTCAATAGATCCATGTTCAACCATAGCATCCATTAAAAACTTGTGCAACGCCCATGTAAAGTTATCTATATCTCGCTTTCTTTTAGTTGCGAAATATAAAGTATAGTGTATCGTTAGTTTATTATATTTAGGCAGAGACTCCACGAAGTTTTTTACTTCTTCGTGGTAATCTTTTTTTGCCTTAGCAAGTGTAGCCCAGTGTAAGTTTCTGTACAAGTTTCCTGTAAGTATTCCAGCTTTACCTTTCTTTACATACAATGGGAAGTTAAGTCTTGCTATCAATCTCTTGCTCCGATCTTAGTAATTGTCCAACGATCTTTGTCTTCATTATATCTTACTCTTACTCCAGCACCTTGATGAGAATGACCTTCGCATAGTGTTATTAATTCTTTCTTCATAGTTTCCATACGTCCTTCTTGCAATAGCTTTTCATCTCTAGCTTCTTTCCAAAAGAACGCTAACTCTTTCCATTGCTCATCTTCACGTTTTAGTATATCATTTGGTCCTGGTTCTGGCTTTCCTTTAAAGTATTCTTTCCAAGCATCAAGTATTTCTTCACGTAACTCAGGATTTGAGTAGTGAATTCTATGCTTACCTTCTTTATTGTGTCTATCATAAACCCAGAAATGACATTTATCTTGTTCAGCTAACATCATTTGCTGTTCCATTTGTACTTCATATTGATGAGGTAGAGATTCATCATAAATCATTGTCTTCCATAATGGTGATTCTGATCCATTTAAAGGTACTTTTATCTCAAGTATTTCTGGTTTACCAGCTCTTGTACCATTTATATTAGACCATGTTTCTTTACCATCTAATGAAGCCATTAAAGGCATTCCATCAATCTCACCAACTATGCAACATGGTTCAAATACTTTTTGAAGTTTGTTTTGAAAACACTCTCGTGCTTCATCTTCAAACTCATTACCTATTGTCATAGCAAAGTTTTTCTTTACTTTTAACTCGCCATTCTTAAGTTCCCATAGTTGTAATGGTGTCTTAGGAATCCACGGACTAACACCCATAGCTGCTGAAGCCTCTGAAGCTGTTCCGTACTTTTTTCTAGTTTCTAACCATAGATCACTACCTTGAGGCAACAAAGTATCGTCATATTCTATTCTATTTACTACTTCCATATTATTACTCCTTTTTATTTTCTACGTTTAGCCCATTTTATCTGAAGATGTTTAATATAACTCATCGTCTCTTTGTTAGGCTTTTCTGCAACGGCATCTTTAAATTGAGGAAAACTATCAAACCGTTCTTTATACTTATAATTTGCCCAGTTATCGTTGTAACCTTTGATTACAGTATAACCGAGTAATTGTTGATAGAATTCTCTTTTAAAGTTCTCACCGTATCTCTCTTTTCTTTCAACTTTCTTAGTCTTTTTATTAACTAGACCTAATTCAGCGTCTATAAATTCTACATAAGAGCTTTTACTCTTATGAATCTTACCACATCCTGGACATATATTACTGCCACTAAATGTTCTAAAGCAACCTTCACATATTATTGTTGACTCTTCTCGTTCTGCAGGCTCAGTTCTTTCATTTTCTTTTGCTTTACCTGATGTTAGTATCCAGTTATGATCATCTGTTGCAAATCCGTTAGTGTATACAGCGCCAGAATGATCTATTATTATTGCTTTATCTTTAGTTGGATGAGGTCTTAATACTCTTCCAACCATCTGAATGTACAATCCTAATGACCTTGTTGGTCTTGCTAGTACACAAACTTGCGCTTTTGGTGCATCAAATCCTTCAGTTAGCACCATACAGTTACATATTACTGTTATTTTACCTGTATCAAAGTCTTTTAATATTTGTACTCTTTCTTTTGTTGGTGTCTGTCCGTCTAAATGAGCTGCAGATACACCAGAATCTATAAATGTTTCACATAGATTTTTACTATGTTTAACACCTGAAGCAAATACTAATGTTTGTTTACCATTTCCTATATGTTTCCATGTTCTAACTACATCTCCAACAAGTTTTGGTAAGTTCATTCGTCCACTTAACTCTTTTGTGTTGTAATCACCTGCAATTAATCCTATACCTTTGAGATCTGGTATACTTGGTGAATAGTAAACTGCTTCAATTAAGCTTCCAAGTCTTGTTAATTCTTTAATTCCAGGAGCTTTAACCATATGTGAATAAATAGATCCTAAACCTACACCGTCAGATCTTATTGGTGTTGCTGTTAAGCCTACAATTAAGCTTTTACTATATAAATTTATAAGTTTTATATAAGTATTACTTAATGATCTATGAGCTTCATCTATAACTATTAAATCAGCTATAGGTAATTCCATTTTCTTTTTTGTTATAGCTCTAGCGCGTAAAGTATCTATTGAAGCTACTTGTACTCTTGCAAATGAATTTTCTTTTTTATGATTAGCCATAATGACTCCGTGTCTTACTCCAAAGTCATTTAATTTGTCTGATGTTTGTATAATTAATTCTCGTCTATGAGCTAAGAATAATACTTTTCTGCCTTTATCTACAAAAGCTTTTACTAATGCTGCAGCCATAACTGTTTTACCAGAACCTGTAGCAGCTTGTAATATTATTCTACGTTTACCTTTTCTTTCTACTTTAACTAGATCATTTAAAACATCTTTTTGATATTGTCTTAACTTCATGGTCTGTCTTTGTACCATTCGAATAGTATACTTAGTAAGAAACCACCGAATATTAATATTTTTATTATCATTTTATACTCCTTGTTATTATCTATCGAGGACACTAAAAATTACAACTAATGCCCTCTGTAGATAATACCGTTTAGAACGTTATATCATCATCACCTTCTGTTATTTCAGTTAGTGATTTTTCACTTTTTTCAGAAAAGCTAAACTCTACACTGTCACTAGTAGCTCCAGTATATTCATTTAACTCTACTACTTGCACAGCTATAAGCTCTGCTGACTTACCTTTTTGACCTTGAAACTCCCAATCACGGACAGAGTACTGTACGTTACATACAGAATCGTTACCAATAATTAATGGGTCCATTGTATCGCCAAATGAATCAACGACCATTGGTGGTTTCTTAGGATCTCCAGAATTACGCCATACGCAGTCTTTCTTAAGTTTAATGAACGTTAGTCCATCTTTATCTTTAACTGCTGGTTTAACTCCAGATTCTTTCCAGGCTTTAGCTTGTTCAGGAGACAATAAACAGTCTACTGACCATTCTTTATCTTCTGACATATACTTAGTGCCTGCGTTGTCGCCTAATTTAGGCCATACTACTTTAGTGTTTTCTAATATCACTTTTTTACTCCTTTATTGATTGATTAAACATATTTTTATCACTATTTTGACCTGGTATATCACCGTCCATGTATGCTACAAAGAACGTTGCGTAATTTATCAGGTCCACACAAGAGTCTTGTATCGACTCAAAGTTTTCACTGTCACGGGTTTCCATTTGTTCCATGACAGATTTAATTCTTAGCATTTTTGCCCACATAATATCATATATGGTAGCTATACCTCTTGGATAGTAATCAGCCATTTGTACTGATGATTTTCCAGTATAGTCTTCTGCTTTTGCTTGCATTAAAGCGTGGCATTTTGCCAGCGTTTCTTGTGGTGTCATTTTATTACTCCTTATTATTTAACAAACGTTTCTTGCTGAATAGATTGACCAAAGAAATCAATCATTTTAACAATCTCGTCTACATCACGTTCGTATATATGTAGACTATCAGCACTAAAAGTCAATTGACCCATACTTAAATTTGGATATACTGGCTTTAAGTCTTTTAACATCTTTTCCATTAAATAGCAAAACCAAGGTAAATCATAAACAGGACCAGTAAAAAGATCTGCTGATCTCATTCTGACTGTTGAATATAATTCATCTTCACGTATATGAAAGTTTTGATACATAGTACATACAAAATCTTTTGGATTTAACTTCGCATGTTTTGCTTTATTATAACGACAAATAGCTTGACGAGTATCTTTATCTTTCTTCAATGCCTTTAAAGCAAAGAAATATGGTGTAGTATAAAATTCAGTACGATCAAATAAAGTTATATGACCATAATTAGAATTTATTTGACCTTCTTCATTTTCTATAGTTTTCCAAAAGTCACTTGGAGCAGAATCTGCTGAAGTTTCACCTGATAAGTACCATTGTAATTCGCGTTCTGTATAATTTTCTATAATTTTATTACGCTTTTTATCTTCAGTTACAATATGTTTGCTACTTGGATTATTTATTGTTACTTGTACATTTAATTTTTCTCTGATTGCCATATCTCGTGGTTTGGATTTAAAATCCCATTTAGCATATACATGCCAAAGCATTTGATTGTAAGCATCAGATATAGTTGTTGCTTTCATTATAGCTCCTTATTATTTTTCTTTTATAAAATCACCTACTTTATTTAAATGACCTTTACGATCTTTTATTTCATTATAAGCAGATGAAACACAACTAAATAAATCTAAACCTTGTAATTCACATTGCATAACTAATGTTACCACAATATCACCTATAGCATCGATTATTTCGTCTGTGTTATTTGTATTAACTGCTTCTAATAATTCATGACATTCCTCAAGAGTTTTTATAGCTTGAGTTATTGGAATACCATTTGTTGTAATTTTTCTATCACGACCCCATATTGCTATCATAGCCACTATATGATCGAGTCCTAGCCTTTGATCTAACTCTAAATTTATTTTATCTTCTACAGCCTCTTGTAATGGTTCTGAGGGCATATCTATTATTATTTTTCCCATATTATTACTCCTTTTTTTTAAATATTAATTTTGGATCCATATAGTATCCACCGTATTGTGATTTTTGTAGTTTGTCTATTATATCTTTTGCTAACCATGTAGCATGTTCTTCTATATTAATTGTATCACCAGCGATTAATAATTCATTTTGGTTACGATCAGATTTTATAAATAGAAAATGAGTTAATTCACCTTCACTTATATTTCTTGTCCACCAATATTTCTTATCACCATTTTTACCACCTACATTGAACCACTTATTATTTACTTCTTTAACATCTATATACATATCATCAAAGTAAAAATCATTTTTAATACTGTCAGTTTTAGCAACTAAACCTAACGATATTAAATAGTATTCTAATAATTGAGCATCTATATTTACTTCAGCTTTAGCGTAACCTAAATCCCATTGTTTCTTTCTATATTCTATAAAGCCTTCAGTTACAGGTACAGCACTTAGATTGTTTAATATATTATTTAATTCTTCACTCATAAGCATCTCCTTTTCATAATAATATTATATTCGCCGACTCTATAAGGGAGTGGTCGAATTAACAAAAGAAATAGTCAGAATACATTAACTCTTTTAGATCTAGCTTTCCTTTTCTAGGTTCTGCATCTGTAAATAATGGATCATTGCTAATAATCTGACTTCTCATATCTTTAAATATATTTCTATCGTATATGTCAATAAACGTTTCTTTTGTTATGTGTAGTAACTCAGGTACTTTTTCAGCGTGGACACTAAAACTATCGTGTATAGCACCAAAGGATAGTATACCTGATTTTTCAAGCTCTACAATAACTAATGACATATGCGCAGCATCCATAGAATGCACATAATTAGGACTAATTCCTGATATCATTTCGTGCATTGCTGGACGCGTTGTTTGCTCATGAACAACAACTTGTATCCTACCTTGTGTAAATGGTAGTTCTACCTTCTTTTTGTTCATAATCCACTTTTCAGACACACAAGGAAAGCCACTAGGACTCATCCAGCATACCGTATCTTCATTTTGTGTGTCTACCCTATGCTTGACTAAGGCTTGTAAGTAATTTTTAATAGAAACAGGACCAGAACAAATTGCATTATAAGTCTGTACAAGATCTTTTGACAGCTTTTTAGCTATTGTTTTTGTAATTCCGTATTTTGTAGTCATACCAGCATCATAGCAATCCATGTATATGATATCTGCTATACATTTAACACCAGCATCA